TTGTTGGTTACTTGTACGTGGACCTTCGCTCAGGATACACCGAGCAGATCGAGAAGGCCAACAAAAAGATCGACGCCATGGAGATCAAAATCGATAAGATGGCATATGCCCTCAAGAGAAGCGATTCTGCCCTCTCTGCTGCAATAACTGAGCTTAGGATTATAAATACCGTTAAAAAGCTATGAGGACTTTCATCATTGCCTTTTGTTTTTTCTTATTGGCTGTAGAACTTGCATTTCCCGTAGGGGCAGTTACCACTCCTCCAATAGACGAGATTGAGATGATGATGGCAAAGATTCAAAGAAATTTGAGTTTGGCCTCACAGGTAACCAAAGTTGCTCAAACCAAAAGTGCAGCACTTGTTGCACAAAAGCAAGAAGAGAAAGCCGAACTGAAAGAAGCTGTTGTTGTTGCTGAGGCAAAGGTTGAAGAAGTCAAGCACGTAGTGGAAGAAATGGAGCACAAGGTTGAATTTTACGCTGTTAAAATGATTGGCAGTGGCGTTGACACCTCTTATCAAGAAGTTAGTTTCGGAGGCCCGATATACGAGGCTTACTTGAACTACGTTGAAGAGGGCGGAAAAGAAGATTTTGAATATTTCAGATTATACATATGGCAGCAAAAGTAAAATCAGAGGCTGCCAAGTGGAAGCCAAAGGCATCGATTAAGCGCCCCGGCGTTGTGTCTAAGAAGAAGAGCTCTTCAATGAAGACATCGAAGAACTACGTCAAGAAATATAAGGGACAGGGACGATGAAAAACGGACTGTACGCAAACATCAACGCAAAGAAGAAGCGTATCGAAGCCGGAAGCGGTGAGAAGATGCGTAAGCCGGGGACCAAGGGTGCACCGACAGCGAAAGCATTCAAGCAGTCAGCAAAGACAGCCAAAAAGAAATGATGGAGGGCTTCTTGTTTGGGACGTTGTTCGTTACCTTTACAATAGGCATTTCGTATATTATAGGAGAGTACTTAGATGGCAAAGATTACAGGAAAAAACACTAGACCGGGTAGCAACAAGGCTACCGGAAGAGACTACTCCAAGGAGAAGTCGTATCAGTCTACCCCATCACGCAACAAGTATCGCGCTGAGCTGAACGCCGAAGCTCGTGAGCGAGGCATCTACGGAAAGCGTAAGTCTATGGACCTCAGCCACACCAAGGACGGCAAGATGGTTCTAGAGCACAAGTCGAAGAACAGAGCGAGACAGGGTAGCAACGGAAAGTCAACAAAGAAGTAAACTAACGCAATAGTTGGTTATCTTTGTATAAATGTTTAGGCCGCCAACCAAATACTCCGAATACTTAGTTGATGTAAGGAAATCAATAGACTACATACTGAAGCGTGTCAACGCAAAGTACGTGTCTAAGATCATTGCGGGCGAAAACATTACCATCAGTCCAGCATCTGGAGAGGGTGACGTTACAATATCACTGATCGGACCGGTTCCTGCGTCTAGTTCTACGACCCTTATTACCGAAGTTTACAATCAGACCGGCGCCACGCTTACGCGTGGGACAATCGTTTATATCAACGGGGCACATGGAAACCTTCCTAGAGTCACAAAGGCCATTGCTACTGGAGATGCAACTTCTGCACAGACGTTTGGGTTTGTTAGAGACAGTATCTCAAACAATAGCAACGGATTTGTCGTTGTAATTGGGAAGCTGTCAGGTCTTGACACACAGTCTATACCGGAGGGCACGCAGCTGTACTTGAGCGCTACAGTTGCCGGTACATACACCACAGCAAAGCAGCTTGCACCAAATCACTTGGTGTACGTTGGGGTTGTGGTAAGGTCGCATCCAACTCAGGGCGTGATCGAGGTGAACATACAGAACGGGTATGAGCTTTACGAGCTGCATGATGTAAGCATCAACTCTCCGCAGGACAACCAGGTCCTAGCGTATGACTCTGGAACAGGGCTGTGGGTCAACCAAGCACAGACTCCAGAGACCTTTATATTCACGCAAGGATCTCCGTCTAATACATGGAACATAACACACACGCTTAACAAATTCCCGTCTGTAAGCGTAGTAGACTCAGCAAACAACGAAGTAGAGGGAGACGTTCATTTCGTCGACCAAAACAACATAACTATAACATTTTCATCATCTTTTTCAGGAAAAGCTTATCTAAACTAACATGGCAAGAAAATTTTTAGTCTCCTTAGACTTAAACCAGAACGAACTTTTAAACGCTAGGATACAGAACTTAGCGACGGCACCTTCTTCTCCAGTAGAGGGCCAAATTTACTACGACAGCAGTGTTGGCGATAAGTCTATCTACTTCTGGGACGGAACTGCATGGATCGACGTTGGTGGTGACCTTAGGTCGGTTACGGCTGGATCCGGTATCTCGATCACTGGAACCAGGGACTTGACCATCAACACGGTATATGATGACTCGTCTATTGGTGTGAACGGATTTAACCAACTATATATCAAGGCTAGTGGTGTTACCAACGCGATGTTGGTCAACTCAGCACTGACAGTTACTGCTGGGTCGGGTCTTACCGGAGGCGGGTCAATTTCGCTTGGATCGTCTGCAACGCTTAACATCGGAGCTGGTACAGGTATTACAGTCAACGCTGACGATGTAGCCTTGGACACCACGTCTACTCGTAACACAGACCACTCTGCGGTAGTACTTACAGCAGGGGCAGGTTTGACAGGCGGAGGAGACATCACAGCGTCTCGCACGTTTACTGTTGGAGCGGGTACAGGTATCACGGTTAACGCTGACGACGTAGCACTTGCTGGAGCAGGCTCTTTGTCTGCAAACACTTTGACCAAATGGAACGGGTCTCAGCTTGTAAATAGCACAATTACGGACGACGGAACAACCGTAACCATCGGTGGTAACTTGACTGTAAATGGAACTGTTACATACATCAACTCTACCACGCTAGAGATTGGTGACAACATCATTATATTAAACAAGAACGAGACTGGAGCTCCATCGCTGAACGCAGGTATTGAGATCGAGCGTGGAACTAGTCCTAACGTTTCTTTCTTGTGGATCGAGAGCGGAGACTACTGGTCAACTGTGGATCAGCCTTTCCACATCGGATCAATCGCCGATGCTGGAGCGGGGTACTCTGGCAACAAGTACTTGGTTGGTGATAGTGGAATTGTTAAATACTTAACATCTGCTGACCTAGCCGCCGACATCATCACCGGAATCACAATCACTGGCTCTAACGGTGTCGCTGTTACGGGCTCTGGAACAACCAGTATTGGAATCGCAGGCACAAATGCCACTACAAGTGCAGTCGGAGTAGTTGAGTTGGCTACAACAGCCGAGGTGAACGCCCTTTCTAGCTCTACGGTAGTTGTTACTCCATCTGGCCTTGCTGGACTTCGTTACGCAACAACAGGTCCTGCATCTTTAGCTAATAGCATGATCGTTACTCACAACCTTGGCACGCTAGACGTGATGGTGCAGGTATACGAGATATCGACTGGAGACAACATCGAGTGCGACATGATTCGCACTACTACAAACGTAGTAACACTAGGGTTCTCACTTCCACAACCAATTAACACACTAAGAGTACTTGTAATCAAAATCGCATAATATAATTCAATGAGAAAATTCATAACAGACATACTCGCCAAGACAAACCTTGGCGTGGAACAGAATGCCTATGTATTGGGTACAGTAGGGATTGGAACGGCTAGTCCAAGTTACAAACTTCATGTAGAAGGAACTATATATTCTCCTACATATACTAGCGGAGGCATAACAATAAACTCAGGAGATTTTCTATTTTCTGCTGAAGGTGGTGGAGATGGATTTCAAATGGATTACTACAATGGTCAGATGTATTTAGGCAATAATGCTGGTACATCTTGGCACATGGTAATGCAAGACAATGGCAATATAGGTATCGGTACTACAAGTCCAACTGACAAACTTCAAGTTGTAGCATCTACATATAATGGCATAACAATTACAACGCCAGATGTAGCAACATTTAAAATGAGGTCAACAAGCGGTACTACCAGTTGGGGATTTGCAACAACAAACTTAGCAGCAAATGATTTTGGTATTTATCAAAGTAATTCTGGTGGTGGTGATCCAATTAATGCAGGTACAGCAAGACTTTATTTTAATGGCAGTGGTAACGTAGGTATCGGTACTACTGCTCCAATTTCAAAACTTCAGGTTAATGGACAATTTAGACAGTTATATTCTCGTGCATTTATATCTAATCCATTAGATAGTGATGGATATGCTGGTCATATAATTGTAAACAGTAATAATGCAAATGGAGACCTTGCTGGTATTGGCCTTTATACAAACTCTTCGTATAACGCAGCTGCGGGATTGTTTGCATTACAAGAGAGTTCTACTGCTGCATCAATGGTGTTCTATGCTGGTAGTAATCTTGCCACCGAGCGTATGCGTATCACCTCTAGCGGCAACGTAGGTATTGGTACTACTAGTCCTGTTGGTAAGTTAAGTATACTTGTAGATGGAGCTAGTACTTGGTCTCAATATATTCAAACTCCATTAACTGGTAATAAAAGGAATTCAATAGGTTTCCACGACTATACGGGGTCCAATATAGCAGCAATTTTAACCGATGTTAATGCTAACAATACAGCAGATTTTGGCATTTCTGTTCCAAATGGATCTCCAAGACTTGTAATTACATCTAGTGGGAACGTAGGCATTGGAACTACTAGCCCATATGGTAGATTAGAGCTGAATGGAAGCGGTCAAACTTGGCCAACTGCCCCTGCTATTAGAATGTGGGATTCATTCAATTCTAAGGGGTGGCTTGTTGGGAGTGCAAATAATTATACTGCTGGTGATTTTTATATAAGAACACTACCCTCTGTTAGTGGGGATCCTGGTGCTGGGCAACAGGAATTTACAATAAAACACGCCTCAGGTAACGTAGGTATTGGTACTACTAGTCCTGGATTTAAGTTAGATGTAAGCGGAGTAGCTGGTGACTGGGCTGGAAGATTTTCATCCAATGCTAGCGCCTCGGCATATTTTGCTCATGGTGGGGGGTATGGCGCATACATAGATGCTGGAACCAATGCTACTTCAGCGACCTATTTAATGAGTTTAGTTTCTAACGGATCTACACGTATGTATGTTCGTGGGGATGGGGCGGTAGGTATTGGAACCGGATCTCCTAGTTTAGAATCAGCAGGTATAGGATTAGATATTCTGAACAGTTCTTATACACAGCTTAGAGTACGCTCTAGTTCAAGTTCTGCAGGTATAGAGATGACGCCTGGCGCTGGAAAACGTTGGGAAATACAAGCCAACACTTCTAGTAATTGGTTTGTTTATGACAGAACTGATCAACTATATCGTTTCTTAATTGACTACTCTGGAAATGTTGTAATAAATGATACTAGTGCATATGCAAAACTTGATGTACGTGGGCAAAATGTATTGCTATATCGCCCATCGGTAAATGCAAGTGCAATATACTCAGCAGCAAACAATACATATTCTTGGCAATTCGGAATAAACGATGGGGCTGATTTTGTAATAACTGGTGGGGGGTTCGCTGGACTTGGAACAGAGACATTCCGAATAGCCTCTGCAGGAGCAGCTACATTTTCATATAGCGTAACAGCAAGTAGTAATATAACTTCATTAACCAATTTAGGTTTTGTAAATACCAATGCTTCACAGGCAGGTTTTGTTGCAGATTATACAGGTACAGGAGCAGTTAAAGTATCAATGAGTACTTATAACAACATCTTCCAAGTATACAATGAAACAAGCGGATATTCAATATTTAACTTTACACCTTCTACAAAAGCATTTGTTATTAACCCAACAGGCGGGAACGTAGGTATTGGTACTACTAGTCCACTAAGTCCACTGCACCAAGTTGGGGGTGGAGGAAATTATACAGGAGAAGCAAGGTTTGGAGGATCAAGCACTGCATTTGGTATAGAATTGAAATACACACAAGCAGGATCCACTTTAGGTTCGATATATACTTCTCCTACCTATAGCAGCGCAGATATACTTTTTAAGTTGGGAGCTGGATTAGGTAATGAAAATCAATTAGTATTAAAAGGGAATGGCAACGTAGGTATAGGTACTACTAGTCCAGCAGATACATTGTCATACGGAAAGGCTTTAGATATTCAATCATCAACTGGTGCTGCTATATACCTTAGAGATTCAGATGCCACGTCTGTTTATGGACTTTTTGCTTATGATGGTGGAGGAATCAATCGTACAAACATAGGTGGGATTGGAGCAAATAACTATGTTAGAATTATATCGGCAGGTAATGAAGCAATCCGTATTGACGCATCTAGTAACGTAGGTATAGGTACTACTAGTCCTACTGAAAAACTTGCAGTCGCAGGTAGGATTACATTATCTGGGTCTGAGTTTTCATTTAGTGGTGATGAAGATAAAAATATCACTGTATTTAGTAATAGGTTATTAAACCTTCGTACTAATGACATAACCAGGCTTACAATTACAGGATCAGGTAACGTAGGTATAGGTACTAGTAGTCCATCTGCCAAATTACAAGTTGAGGGAGATGGAATAGTAATCAACACGGAAAATGTTGCCGCAGCTAAATTTCTTTACTTTAGATATTCAAATGGTGCAGATGTACGTTCAGATAGTTTCTTAACGTTTAGCACTAGTGGGTCTCCAACAGAACGTATGCGTATTACCTCAGCTGGTAACGTAGGGATTGGTACTACTGACCCACAAAAGCCATTAGAGGTAATTACATCGGCTAGCAATTTTGCATCTGTCGGTGTTAATGCTTTAGCTATTGGGGAATGGACTGGTATTCATTTTGGGTATCGAGAGTCAAATTCACTTTACAGAAAATCAGCCATTGTTTTTCAAAGAACTGGTAGTGCGGCAGAAGGAAGCATCCATTTTCTTAATAATAACGATGCTGACAATTCAAGTGCTACATTGGCAAACTCAAGGATGGTTATTACCTCTGCAGGAAACGTAGGTATAGGTACTAGTAGTCCTTCTAGTATATTACAGCTAGGTAGTGGTTCTTATACTACAACTAACTCTTCATACAATTCATTTAATTCTGGTGGGTTTGGAGTATTGTTTAGAAACGATTATGATGCCTATATAACATTTAATACCGTTTACGGAGCATCAGGATGGGTTAATAAATACAGTGCCTATAAATCAGCGGTATTAAATTTTAATGATGGCGCATTAGATATTAGTACAGGGACAGGAATAACCGCAGGAAGTGCCTCTAACTTAACTAGTAGGTTAACAATGACAAATGGCGGCAACGTAGGTATAGGGACTACTAGTCCAGTAACTGGATTGGACGTTAGAACATCCCCGTATAGTAATACAACAGCACGATTTGGTACAGCAAGGCCAGTTTATATAATAAACGATGATCCAATTATCGGATTCAATCAGTATTATAACAGTGGCTGGAAAGCAGGAACAACAGGGTATTCTGGAAATGTAGGATTGAGTAGTGCTGGTGAAATGTATTTTAACGTATCGACATCATCTGTAGTAACCGACAACATTGTTACTCAAAGAGAGGTGATGCGAATACTGAATAATGGCAACGTAGGTATTGGTACTACTAGTCCGGGGGCTATGTTAGATATATACCATGCAACAAATGGATATGCATCTGTAGGCTTACAAGGATATTCAACTGCAGCTAAATGGTTTTTAACATCTGGTATATCGGGTGATACAATTCAAGACTTCTCAATTAGCCACAACAATAATGGTACAAGTCCTGTATTTAGGCTATCAAATTCAACAGGCGCAGCTACATTTAGTAACCTTGCAGGTACAGGAACAAGAATGGTTGTTGCTGATGCAAATGGATTATTGTCTACCCAAGCAATTGGTAGTGGTGCAATCACAGGTTCAGGTACTACCAACTACCTACCTAAATTCACAGGTACAAGTACAATAGGTAATAGTCAGTTGTTTGATAATGGTTCTAATGTTGGAGTTGGTACTGATGCTCCTTCGGCTTTATTAACTGTTTCTTCTGTTGGTTTTGATGACACATATTTTAGAGTTGAACAAAGAAGAGGTGGTTATGCTTCCGCAATAAATTTAGTAGGTGCAACTGATGCAGGTGCTATATATAATAGAATTTCATCACAAACAAATGGTGGAACTACTCATTGGCAAATTGGTGGTGGTGCTGTTGCTAACACAATGGCTTTTTATACAGGTGGAAATTTAAGAGCAACTTTAAACGCTTCAGGCAATTTAGGTTTAGGAGTAACACCAAGTGCGTGGTTCTCTACTTGGAGAGCAATAGAAATAGGTGGTGCAGATAGTAATGTTGCAGGTAATGGAACAGGTCCTTTTAGATTATTAAGAAACGCTTATATTGATGCCGGTGGAACTTGGATATATAAGAACACAGGCGAAGCATCATTCTATCAACAATCAACGGGTAATCATATTTGGTATTCTGCACCAAGTGGGACAGCAGGAAACTCTATTTCATTTACTCCTTTAATGACGTTAAACGCTTCAGGTAACGTATCCATTGGTAATACTAATGATACTTATAAACTTGATGTGAGTGGAACGGTGAGAGTTAACGGAAGTAACCCTGCATATAGAACAGATAATACAACAAGCTATACATCTTTAGTAAGCTATTTAAGTGGAACAAGAAGTTGGCAATTAGATAACGTAAGCAATGACTTTTGGCTATATATGGCAGGAAGTTTAAACACTTATGTATTGAAGATTGCAGCCTCAACAGGTGCAGCTACGTTTAGTTCATCGGTTACGGCAACGAATATGGTATTAAATAATACTACAAATGATGCAGCCGATACTTTGAGAATTTATCGTGGTACAAGTGGAGGTTATCAATATCAATCTGCTATTATAGATGCGGTAAGTGGAGATACTAATCTTAGAAACATAGCAACAGATAGTGCAAGAGCAATAGTATTTTCGTTCAGTACAAATGGTGCTTCTTCTTACACCGAACGTATGCGCATCACCTCTGCTGGCAACGTAGGTATTGGCACTACTAGTCCTGCAACTAAATTTCATGTTGTTGGTTCTCGCATATTAGTTGAAGACACTAATGCTGGAATTATGTTTAGGACTGGCGGTGTTGACCGATATAGCGTTGCATCTAATGGTGGCGCATTCCAGATTTATGATGAGGTAAATCTTACCAATAGGCTTTACATCACCTCTACTGGCAACGTAGGTATTGGCACTACTAGTCCTAATGCTAAATTAGAAGTAGTTGGAAATATAAATACTAGAGGTTTATACTTCTACGATGGAGGCAACAGTGGAACGTTGCGAATCGACAATAGCTATGGAGGAGGTATAGATTATCACGCTGACCAAAATGGGCATAGATTTTTTACATGGGTTTCTGGAACTGGTTGGGTACAACATTTTACAATTACAGATGCAGGCAACGTGGGTATTGGTACTACTAGTCCTGCTTATAAGCTAGATGTTGCTACAGGTAATGATAATGCTATTAGAATTTTAAATAGCTCCGGTAGTAACAACAATGGTCTTGCTTTATCTGTAGGTAGTGGCACTCCCTGGTTAGATTTTTACGGTGGTAGGTTTGATATTAAATACAACACCTCACCTGGTAGTTGGAATTCTGGAGCTAATACGTTTTTAAGCATTTTATCATCTGGTAACGTAGGTATTGGTACTACTAGTCCTAACTATAAACTTCACGTATCTGGAAATGCATATATAAACGAAACATTATTTGTAAATCAGCTAACAACTATTGAGGATAGTTTGATTGTTTACGACAACTTGGGTGTAGGAACTACGACTCCGTCATCTAAGTTTCACGTAGTAACTGGCACTACTGGAAATATTGCAATATTTCAAGGTGGAGCAGGAAGATATATAGTGACTGGAACTGATGGTAGCGGTCAATACATTGAACAAGTTGGTAATTCATCTGGTGAAAGAATTCTTAGAATACAAAATAGCAATGGTAGCGGTGCGTACACGCAATTATTTTTAGACGGTGGAAATCAACGCATTTATACCTCTACAAATGTAAACGTAGGTATAGGTACTACTAGTCCTGGGGCTAAGTTTCAAGTTAGTGGAGGTGATGGAATAATAAACAACGCATTTATTGGTGAAGTTCCATCATATACATCAGCAAATGCACAATTTTCCCATACATCAAGAGCTGTAGCTGGTGAATATTCTTTTCTATCTGCAAATGATGGAGAAACGTTTATTAATTCAAAGACTGGTTATAACATAAGATTCCGAGTAAATAATAACGACAAGGTAATAATAAATAGTGCAGGCAACGTAGGTATCGGTACTACTAGTCCAAGCGAAATACTTCACGTAAAGAGTCCGGGCAATAATGGTGGAGTGAGATATATTGTATTCCTAGGGCAAAACTCCACTGGGTATCAAAATTCTTTTGTAGCAAGTGTTCAAGATGAATTAACAGATTTAGGGGCTGGTATCGTTGGGACGAATACTGGGTCTAATCTTTCTTTTTCAACCCATCCAAATGGCGGTGCGCTTACTGAGCGTATGCGAATCACTAAAACTGGCAACGTTGGTATTGGTACTACCGGCCCATCCTATAATCTACACGTTGAGGGGAATACATCGGGGATATCAATCTATGCGTCTCATGACATTGCAGCCTTCTCGGACATCACAGTTAAGAAAGAAGTTAAGAGGATTGAGAATGCCATCGAGAAGGTAAAAGAGATGAACGGTTACACATACGTGCGTACAGACGATGAGACAGGTACTAGAAGAGCCGGGGTTATCGCACAGGAAGTACAGAAGGTACTGCCAGAGGTTGTCTCTGCAAACCCAGACGGTACTCTGAACGTAGCGTACTCTAACATGGTAGCTTTATTAATTGAGGGAATGAAAGAACAACAGGCTACAATCGAAAGATTGGAGAATAGAATTAAAATGCTTGAGAAATGAGCACGCCAACATCTGGGGTAATACTCATCGGGGACTTGATAACGGACTTGGACATCACAACTCCAAGTCCTGCCCTGTTCTCGCAGTTCAACGACTACAGGCTGTTTGATGGATACGCTGATGCATATGACTACGTGAACCAAACAACCATCAAAATGAGCGGATTCTACAACCTAGAGGCGAAGGTGGGATACTCTTTCCAAGTTCAGTCATCAGTACCAGCAAGCCTTATAAGTTGCAACTTTCAAGTTATTAGATCGATGGGTATAGGTACTCCAGGACTAAATCCTGCTGTATCTCCTTTTACGGTCAACGGAGTACCACCAAACACAACACAGGGTGGTGGCGGTGTTCCACACTGGGACCAGATAACCCTACAGGTTAACTTTATCGCAACGCCCGGTCCTCCTCCGTTCCCTACAGTAACCGTAGAGTACTCATACAACGGAAGTACGTGGACAGACTTCGGTGGCTCTCCGTATCAAGTAGCGCCCGGTGCAAGTGCATCATCTGGAATAATTGACCACACAGGAAACGGTCAGAACATCTATGTTAGGGTGTATTGATTTTTGTTAAATATTGAGTATATTTGCATTATGGCATTAAAAGTAACAAAATCCATCGGCACGAATCGTGGCATCACAAATGAAGCATACATTCGCATCGCTGATTATCAGATCAGTAAGTCTGGTAGCGCAAACTTCCGTGTTCAACTTTACATGAACGAGGCAGCAGCAAAAGAGAACAGTATGATGATGGGAGCTCAGGCTCAAAACATTGAAATCGGAGAATCTTTGAACGTTTCCTTGATGAAAGAAGTAGAAGAGACCTACACCTACACTCAAACTGTACAAGAAGAAAAAGAGGTTGTAAAGACCTACACCAACGATGCAGGAGAAGAAGTATCTGAGACCGTTAAGGAAATGGTTCCAGTAGAAAAAGAAATGACAGGAACTCGCAAGAGTAATGTTATTGACTTGTCTCCATTGCAGGGTGTTGACATCTTCGCTTACGCTTATGGTAAACTCAAAGAAAAATTAATTTCTTTGTATGGTGCTACCAAAGTAGAGGATTGTTAATACTTTATCATATATTTGCACTACTAATTTTATACATATGTCAATCAAATTAACAGAAGAAGAAGTTGAATCCTTGAAAGGTTTTCAACAGCAAGCAAATGCTATCATTAGCGATTTGGGCAGAATTAGCTTCCAGATGTCAGACTTGGAAAGCTTGAAGTCACAGGTTTTAGAGGCCAAGGTAAAACTTGCTTCAGAACAGGGTGAGTTCTTCAAGGGCTTGGAGTCTAGCTACGGAAAGGGTCAGTTGAACTTGGAGAGTTTCGAGTTTATCCCAGCCGAAGAGCCAACCATGGAAGTGGTAAAGTAAACTCTATCATTCAACACATTAAGAAGGCAGCCCAAGTGGTTGCCTTTTTATTTTGTATATTTGAGGAATGAAATTATTACAGATGTTTAAGGGTGACAAGGGCGAGATTTCGTCTAAGCGTGTAGTGGGTATTGTGGGTGCACTTGTATTGTTTGCAACTATGGCACACAACAGCTTGAGCCCGCAGGACATTGCTCCTAGCAAAGACCTAGTAGCCGCTGTCGAGTTTGTGGTGATCGCATGCCTTGGGTTTACAAGCATCGATAAATTTGCCAATAAAGACAATGCCGAAGGATAAGCCAATACCAAAGACTACAACCGGAAAGGGTGCCAACTACTTGCCTACAAGCAAGGGGGCTGGCATGACCGCTAAGGGAGTGGCCGCATACCGCAAGGCAAACCCAGGATCAAAGCTAAAGACTGCAGTTACTGGCAAAGTAAAGGCTGGAAGTGCTGACGCAAAGCGTCGTAAGTCTTTCTGTGCTCGCAGTGCAGGACAGATGGCAGACTTCCCAAAGGCAGCTGCTGATCCAAATTCACGCCTGAGACAGGCACGTAAACGCTGGAAATGTTAAAGTACGCTGTCGCCATCCTTCTTTTCACATCTTGCAGTGCTAACTGGCACTTAAATCGTGCAATTAAAAAAGACCCCTCACTGCTGAAGGGTGGCGATACCGTATTGGTTCATGACACGGTAATCACCACAAAAGAGAGAGTCCTATACGACAGCTTTGTTACAACCGAGTACGACACCGTTACTATTGAGGACAGCTTCGTGTACACACAGGTCATCCGCAAGGACAACGTGATCAAGGTATACACCAAGTGCAAGTCAGACACCGTTCGCATCACCACGAAGATTCCATTCCAGTTACCACCAAAAGTAGTAAAGGCTGGAATGACAGACGTGCAGACCGCAATTTGGGCAGCACTGATATTGCTTTTATTAATTATTATCATTAGATTTGTAAGTAAATGAATACACTTGAATCAACCGAATTGGAAAGCTTAAAGGACTTAAACTTTAAAGTTAAGACCCTAAAGGAAGAAATTGCTGACATTGAAGTATCTTTGTCAAGACTTAAGACCAAGAAACAGAGCGCACTGTTCGAGATCGAGGTAGCTGCTGAGGAGCTTTCAAAGTTCCAAGCAGAGCTGTTCGAGAAGTACGGTAACGTGACGATCGACCTAAGTACAGGAGAAATAAAAAATGGGTAACATTAACAACTACACAACCGACACAGCCTTGGTAGGAACCGAGAAGCTGTTGATGTCTGACACCCCTGCCGGTGGTGCAACAAAAAATACCACAGTAGACGCAGTTGCCGACTACGCTTGGACCTCAGGAGCCCCACAGGTGACTCAGGCTCAACGATTGGCATTGACCGCTACATTGGGTCAGGTAGTATACCAAACAGACGCTACAGAGGGCTTGTATCAATACAAGTCATCTGGCTGGTCAGCTTTATGATTATACGCAAGATATCAGTTGGTGCAGACTACAAGAACGCCATGAACTACCTTCATGGGCAAGACGTTTTGCGTGGTGAATATTTCATCGACTTGATTATTATGCGTGACAATGGATTCATTGAGATTTGGATCAAGAACGAATCTGGCGTGTTGCTGTGGAAATCGTTCAATAACAACATGCCGATATCGATCGAATACGATATAGACTTTTAAATAAAATGAAATCACCGCTCTGCTTTGTAGTAGAGCCTGTTGGCGACAAGCTTTACGACAACACAAATGAAATTGGGCTCATACTGAGCGCATCGAAGGAGGACCACACAGTAACGAACAGATTCGCTACGGTCATCGCCACTCCAATTTTATACACCGGGGAGATCACCCCTGGTGACATCTTGATGGTGCACCACAACGTGTTTAGAAAGTACTTCGACATCCGTGGCAAGGAGGTCTACGGGCCATCGCACTTCAGAGACAAAACATTTCTAATAGAAGACGACCAGTACTTTTTGTACAAGCACGACGGACAGTGGAAAGCTCCACACCCGTACTGCATGGTCAAGCCTGTAGAGAACTACGACGAGGGTGTAATTATGTCTACGGACCTAGAGAAGCCATTGTTAGGTGTTCTTAGATACGGGAATGAGTATCTTTACTCAAAGGGCCTAAAAGACGGCGACTTGATCAGCTTTCAGCCAGAGAGCGAGTACGAGTTTAAGGTCGACGGAGAGAAACTGTACCGCATGATGAGCAAAAATATCTGTGTAGCGCTATGACAACCGAGAGAGAGTTTAAAGAGAAGATCATCGCTGCCGCAGAGAAAGCCATTGTGGAGCTAATACTGGTGGCTAAAGAACCAATCCTTAATGGTGGCTCAGATACTGACCTGTCTGCCGACAAGTTGAAGAACGCTGCGGCGACAAAGAAGCTTGCCATCATGGACGCGTTTGACATCCTCAAGCGGATCCAAGAGGAGAAGAACATGCTCGACGCACCGGAGGCCAAAAAGACTCCCGACGCTGTCGAGACTAAGAAGGGCTTTGCGGAAAGGTTCTCTAAATGACCAAGCTGTACCAAGTACTCAAAGATGTTGTAAGACCAGAGGTCTTAAACAAGAAGAACAAAGACAAGTCTTGGGAGTACGGGTGGGATCCGACGCATGACTTTGTGGTCATATCAAAGGACGGAACCATCGGGCCAATCTACGAGATCAACGGACTTCGTATCGCACTGCCGATGCCGAAGGACATACAGAACCGTGGCGCCAAGTGGCAGACACAGGAGTATCCCAAAGACCTAGCAAAGATCAAGACCATATTCGACTGGAACAAGTACGACAACGAGTTCAAGACCAAGTGGATTGACTACATCGAGACCGAGTTCGACAGGAGGGACAACGGGTTCTGGTTCATGAACAACAAGCAGAAGACCTACATTACGGGAACTCACTACATGTATTTGCAGTGGACCAAGATTGATGTTGGTCTTCCAGAGTTTCGTGAATCTAACCGCATATTCTTTATTTTCTGGGAGGCGTGCAAGGCAGACACAAGGTGCTTTGGAATGTGTTACCTCAAGAACCGTCGTTCTGGATTTTCGTTTATGAGCTCATCTGAGCTGGTTAATACGGCGACTATCAATAAGAACGCTCGTTTAGGTATCCTGTCAAAGACCGGTAACGATGCCAAGATCATGTTCACGGACAAGGTCGTGCCAATATCGAACAATTACCCGTTCTTCTTCAAGCCGGTGCAGGATGGTATGGACAAGCCAAAGACTGAGCTTGGCTACCGTGTTCCAGCGTCTAAGATTACGCGGAAGAACATGGATAAGAACGAGGAGGAGATCGAGGGACTTGACACGTCTATTGACTGGAAGAATACGGCTGACAACAGCTATGACGGTGAGAAGTTGAAACTGCTGGTTCATGACGAATCAGGGAAGTGGCTTGCACCAAATAACATTGAGAATAACTGGCGTGTAACTAAAACATGTTTGCGTCTTGGTTCGCGGATCATTGGAAAGTGTATGATGGGCTCTACCTCGAACGCACTCGACAAGGGTGGATCTGGGTTCAAGGATATCTACTACGACTCAGACCCAAGGAAGCGAAGCAGTAACGGACAGACCAAGAGCGGCCTGTACTCACTGTTTATTCCCATGGAGTGGAACTTTGAAGGTTTTATCGACGAGCATGGCTGGCCTGTGCTTGAAAAGCCAGAGAATCCAATCAAAAGTATCGACGGGAGCTGGATTATACAGAGCGTTGTTGAGTACTGGGAGAACGAAGTTGCAGCACTGAAGAGCGACGCGGACGCACTAAACGAATTCTATCGTCAGTTTCCACGCACGGAGTCGCACGCGTTCCGTGACGAGAGTAAGTCTTCTCTGTTCAACTTGACCAAGATCTACCAGCAGATCGACTACAACGACACGATGGTGCAGATCCAGTCCATCACACGCGGCTCGTTCCACTGGAAAGATGGTGTAAAGGATTCAGAGGTGGTGTGGACTCCAGACCGAAAGGGGCGCTTCTTGGTGTCATGGATGCCTGAGCATAACAAGCGTAACAAGGTATTAAAGATAAACGGCAGGTTCAAGCCGGGCAATGAGCACATGGGCTGCTTTGGGTGTGACCCATACGACATCTCTGGTGCCGTTGGCGGTGGCGGATCTAACGGATCGCTACACGGGCTGACCAAGTTCCACATGGACGAGGGGCCGGTTAACGAGTTTTTTCTTGAGTACATTGCACGTCCACAGACGGCTGAAATATTCTTTGAGGACGTACTGATGGCCTGCTTCTTCTATGGCATGCCGATCCTTGTGGAGAACAACAAGCCACGACTGCTATATCACTTCAAGAATAGGGGGTATCGTGCATTTGCGATGAACAGACCAGACAAAGCCATTGCCAAGTTGTCAAAAACCGAACTAGAGATTGGTGGAATACCCAACTCATCAGAGGACGTAAAGCAGGCACACGCAGCTGCGATTGAGACGTATATCGAGAAGCATGTT